TGTAGGTTCATAAGAGCCTTGTGGCAAGCCAAATGAGTGTTGCATAGATAACCACATCAGCAATAAAGAAGTGGGGGAAATAAGCCTTGCGGTTGAATCTTAGTTTCATGCTGATAACTCCTTGTCGTTAAGAACTTCAAAAATGTCAACTAACTTCAAAATGCTATTGATTGGCAAACTGCACTCGCCATTGGTTTCAGAAAAAATAAACAGACGAATAGCAAAAACATCTGTATCTGAGATTTGTGTTCCAGCTGGGGTAATGTGGGTAGTTTTCATGGTCAGCCCCCGAAGGGGCATCCTTTCTTAGTTAAGTTTCCAATAGCCATATACACAACGACTCTCATCCCTATCTGGGTTGAAGGTGTCGTGGATAACGCCATCAATGACACAGGTGTAATGCTTGCTTACTGCTACGATTAAAGTTCCTGAAGGCAACTCATCCTTAGATAAATGCACTTTGCAACCAGTGCCAATACCCATGGTGGGAACCCATGTAAAGCCAAGCGATGCCATATAGTCCTTGAACCATTTGCGCTTGACATTGATGCCACGAGAAGCTGTCTTGACATTAGCTCTGGAGCTTTTGACATGCTTGGTAACACGCTGAGTTGCGTTACCTTGAGCCAACACTTCGTAGACTTCGTCATAAGGCTTGCCAGTAGCAATGACAATAGAACGGCATACACAGTCACCAGACAAGGCTTTGAAGCCTGAGTTAAGTCTGCCACCATCGTTGTATTTAAATTCCATGATGGCTCCTTAGCGTGCTGTTACTTTGACTGTGTAAACAGCGGTAGGGGCTTTTTTGTACTTAGCTAAGTCGTCTTCAGTAATGCCAAAAGCTTGGTACAAAGCCTTGGTGTCAACAACAGAACGCTGAGTAGATGTGCAGACAGCTTTGAACATAGCGCCTTCTACATCAAGGCGTTGATTGCCTTTGCCGTCTACTTCTTGGAGGGAGCACTCGTCTTTGAGTGCGTTTTTGATAGCTTCGGCTTGTAATTCCAAGTCAGCAATTTGAGCTTGTAATGTACCGAGTAAATCAATGCTTGCGGTTTTGGTTTGCATCAACATGGTTACTACTCCTTTTATCTAACTGGACGACCCAGTAACTACATTTGACCACAAATTATCCACTTGTGCAAATTATTTTGTTAGGACTTACCCTAATAAGGAGCCTAACTGGTTATTTATAGCTATTTTTCAATTGCCAGAAGGCTAAAAGGTTCTGGAACATTGCCCAACCACGGGCTAAATCAGGTTGTGACCACTCCACAATCTTGACTTGTACAGGTTCTTGTACGGATACAAAAGCGTTTGCACAACGAGCAGTTGGTACTCCTAGCCCCCATCGGTAAGCTGCCAATTGCATCAGATGCTCGTCATACGCCACAATCTTGTCTGGGTCAGTAAACTCTTTGGTCTTGATGTCAACCACGATGCCACTGAATTCGTGATTACCTTTAACCATCAGGTCGCACTTGCCACCAAACCCACCCTTAGCGAATGACACCTCTGGAAGCCACAGGTTAGCTCCAAAATAGTCGTCTAGAGCCTTTTCTGTAGCTTTGGCATACCCAAGGTAACCCTCAAGCGTATCGCCCTCATAGAAAGCTTGTATTCCAGCATGTATTGCTGTTCCACGCTCAGCCGCCTTGATTCCCGTTTGCTTTGAATCATGCTGAATACGGACAGCAAAATCATCCAGCGACTCACCGTCTATCCGTGGAAGAGTCAGGGATGCTAGAAGCATTTGCCCCAACTTCCACGCTTCCAAACCGGGCGAACTTGCACATTTGATGATTGTGGTCACTGATGGGACTAGGTTACCAGTAGCCCTTGCATCTCTCAAACTGGTATTGCGTACCTTGCCATTCTTGCCCACGATTTGGTACATCGGTTTACCCGTCTCACGGTCATACCAGTGACCCGATTCGCTTACTTGGCTATTGTCTTTTGCAATCATTTTTCTATTACCCACCCTTTAAATTCACCTAGTTGAAAAAACTGTTTAGCTCCAAACATACGCAGTAAGTCTGAGTCTATTGGACGCTGAACACCTGAAAGACTTAATTCTTTGTTAATGATGTCCTCTGGATGTGCTCCGTTCTTGAGTTTCCAGTACATCGTTAAACGCTTCATGACGGTAGAGAAGTAACCTTCGTCATCGCAGGTCTTATCCACGATGATGATTGCTCCACCTACTTTGAGCTGGTCGTACAGCTTGTCAATAAATATCGCTTGGGTATCCACGGATAAGAACATAGCTGTCAGGAACACAATCGCTACATCAAACTCTTCGTAGTTAAACTCCTCAGCTCGTGCCTGAAGAACGCCTACACGGTTTCTAATGATGTTGTGCTGGTAAGCCTTTACCATAGAAGCGTCACTATCTATTGCTAGAATCGTCCCTGTACGCTCATCAATTAAAGGAAATAATGCTTTTGACATGTTCCCAGTTGAGCAACCTATGTCGTAGATAAGACCGTAAGTTGGCAAGTAGTTCCTTGCAATGTAGGCAACTGACTCAGTTACCAGTTCGTACCACGGAAGTTGCTCACGGACATGTGAATCAAAGTCGTTGGCAAATCCTTCAAATGACCAATCTTTCATACTGGTAACCTCTTTGCTATTTCGTAAATCACATTGACTGTCACAGCTCGACCACAGCGCTCATAACGCTGATTGTCAGAGACTAATGCACCGTCCCGATACCACTTTGTCCAGTTATCTGGAAGCGACTGCAACCTCTCGCACTCCATGGGAGTAAGCTTTCTAAGCTGAGAACCAACTTGCACCCCATGTCTATCTTGAGCTGTCAAAGTAAATGCTGGCTCGTCTTGCTCTTTGATGCGTCTACCATTCTGGCGCTTGGCTTTTCTGTCAGGAGTGAGAACAGCTTTGACAATGTATGGAACATTGTTTCCGCCCGTACCCATGTTTGCTGTCAGGGTAGGTGTGTAGTCACCCTTTACATCTCTGAAGTGGTTTCGTCTCCAGTGGGTTGCCCGAACATGTCCATCTGAGGCGAGTCCTTCGTCAATGACTGCTCTTGTACCTCCACCTTTGTAATAGTGTGCGTCGAGCGTTGGTAGATAACTTGTCCGAACCCGTTCCCCTTCTCCTTGTGATGCTTGGCTCGGTTCTGCATCCTCTGCAAAGCACCGTCCGATAGGAAATACTTCTGGTCGGGGGTGTCCTCTAAGATTTCCGACAATAAAAATTCGTTCCCGATTCTGTGGGACTCCGAAATTCTTGCTGTTAACACACTCCCATTGGATGTCATACCCCAATTCATCCAAGCTGGCGATGATGACTCCAAATGTTCGTCCTCCGTCGTGGTTGAGGAGCCCCTTAACATTCTCAAGGAATACATATGGGATTCTCTTACTACTGAGGATTCGGCAGATTTCAAAAAAGAGTGTACCTCGTGTATCTTCTGTGCCGAATCCTGTTCTTCGTCCAGCAACCGAAAAAGTTGCACACGGAAATCCTCCAACGAGTAAGTCACAATCGGGGATTTCATCAGGCTGAATGGTTCGGATGTCTCGTCCATCAGGAGCGTCCTTAAAGTTATGTTCGTAGATACTTCTGGCTTTCTCTACGATTTCGTTTGACCAGACGCATTCATGCCCAGCTCTTTCGAGTCCAAGCCTGAATCCGCCTATGCCAGCAAACAGCTCAATGAATTTCATTTTGGCTTGTTCTTAGAACCTTTTGGACGACCCAGTGGCTTCTTGAGCTCAAAGGGGGTCTTTGGTGGGAATTTAGGAGCAACAGACTTAGAGCCTAGTGGACGACCTCGTTTTGCAAATCTAATTTTAGGTTTAGAAATTTCCTGAACTATTACTGGACGCTTTAGCTTTAGCTCCATGATGTCGCACGCCATATTTTCTATTGCAAAATTCAAATCACGAACCTTACCTTCTAAAAACTCAATCCTAGAAATATGATTTTTGGTTCTTAATGCTTGATACTTAGTGTGTTCAACATGCTTCTTTTCAAGCGCAACCAAGCTTTTTTCAAGAGTTTCCACCCATTTCCATGATGGAGACTTTTTCATTAAGTCTTTGAGAAAGTTGAGCTCTGATTCTAATTTAAGAACCTTGTCGCCCAAATTGAGTGATGTCTCTACTAGAGACTGCTTTTCCGATTTAGTAATAAACATTATTGCTCCTTAAAATGGGACATCGTCATCAAGACTTGCCAAGTCAACAGATGGCTTAGACACAGAACCACCGCTAAGTTTTTTGTATTCTGGGGATTCCATGATTTTCTTTTTAAGACCGTCAGACAATGAGTCAAACAACCCACGGTCAAATGTCTCAGGCTCAAGGGATAGGCTGGCTATCTTGTTGATACCGTCTGGCAAACCGTTCTTTTTGATGGCTTGTGGAACTGGGGAAATCGTCTTGACATTAGCGTAAGTCTTTTGGTTCTTGTTGCTAGTCTCATGAACGATGGTCAGCATGCACCATTTGTCCAACAGGGCGGTTATATCGAACCCTGCCAGCTCTTCTAGAGTAAAGGGCTTATTACGCCATGCCTCTAGCAAAGAACGCAATGTAGCCTTTTCTGACAAGGATAGGGTGTAGTTCCCAGAAATCATCAGGGGCTTGCCATCAGCTGTAGAAAGACCAAGACCGTTTTCGTCTTCACCGTGAAGTTCCCAGCTAATCAGGATTTTGCGTAGGACATTGCCATAAGAGTTTTGATGTGACCCCATATCTACGATGCGGTAGCAACGAGCAAGGTGATTTCCAGATGGAGCCAGTTGAAAGTCGGTTCCGCCACTTGATGATGCGATGATAGCCATTATTGAATCTTTCTAAAGATATTGCCAAAGTCAGCAAAAACATCCGATAGGACTTGCTGGGAGTGACATGGTTGCTTAGGTTTACCGCACTCGAAACGAATAATTTCAAAGTCTTCAGCGGTTGCTTGATTTTGCTCTGCACGCTCCAAAGCCCGTTCTAAAAGGAACTCTCGTTCCCGTTGTGCGTGAAACTCTTCTGCATCTATCATAATTTTCTCCTAAACGGCACATGCCGTAAAAAGACTATAACATGAATCCACATGTACACACATTTTATTTCTAGGTACTTTCACCTATACAAAAGATTTATTAAGTATTTTCAAATATTCGTGTTACTATTCAAAAAAACGAAAGGGCAACTATGCAACCGATGGATTGTTTAAAAATTGAATTTGGGTCTTTAAAAGACCTCGCAGAAAAGCTGGAAATTAAACCAAACACTGTGTATTTATGGGGTCAGTCACACATACCGTTAAAGTACATTTCCAAGATTGAGGAGCTGTCGAACCATAAGTTGACTCGTGAGATGTTGCGTCCTGACCTATTTGGAAAGTAATCATGCACTACTACCAGCATAACATTGGGGATTATCGTAAAGATACTTCTCATCTGACTCTTCTGGAGCATGGTATTTATCGCCAGCTTTTAGACAGTTATTACCTTGATGAAACACCTTTATGCAATGACCTTGCGAAGTTAATGCGTTCGCATAGCGTTCGCAGTGCGGATGAACAGCAGTCGCTTCAAAATGTATTGACTGACTTCTTTGAGTTGACTGAAGAGGGCTACATTCACAAGCGTTGTGATGAAATTATTGCCCAATATCATGGTAAATCAGATAAAGCTAGAGCCTCAGCAAACGCTCGTTGGGGTGCTAAAAAGAAGGTTTCTAAGCGAAAGCAATCCGAAGGGAATGCGAACGCATTGCAAACGCAATCCGAAGGCAATGCTAACCATAAACCAGGAACCATAAACCAAGAGTATAAGAACACGCCTAAAAAAGCTTCTAAGTTAAACATCAATGAGCTCCCAGAAGATTGGAAAGAATTCTGTTCTAAAGAGCGTCCAGAGTTAGAGCCTAAAAAAGTGTTTGAATCTTTTAAAGACTACTGGACGAGTGTTGCTGGCGTTAAAGCTGATTGGACAGCTACTTGGAGAAACTGGGTGCGCAAAGAGTCAGTTAGTCCTACAAACAAAAAAGCAATCTCTACTGGTTCAAATCTTATGAAGGGAGCTACCCATGCTCGGACATAAGCAAATCATCAATCTTCGTAAGAACCTGCATAAGCCAGTTACGGTGTTTGTTGAGATTGCTCCTTACCCAGAGGTCAAATACCCCATGGATGACCCTGAGAATGCGATTTTAATGAAGTACCACCCTACGGTATATACGGGTGGCATAAGCCCTAAGAAGGCTGATTTAAGCTGGGCTAAAGGGCTGAAGATACAGCTCCTAGCTATGGATGCTAGTAACGAAGAGTTTGCTAAGTGGTGGTGTGCTTTGGTAGATGCCAAGCCATCTTTTTTAATCGGAATAGATGCAGATAACGAGGTTAACGAATGGAGAGCTTAATTGAACTGGACGACATTAATTGGGAAGAGTACGAGCAAAGTACACATAATTCGAGAAAAATTAAGGAGAAATCCCATTACTCTGAGGAAGTGCGTAAATACTTTGAGGGAAGTCTTATCGCTCGTGGCTCTCATTTACCTTGGGATACTCATGGTTTATTTGTCGGGTTACGCCCTTCCGAGGTATCTGTCTGGGCTGGGATTAACGGACATGGCAAAAGCCTTTTGCTCGGTCAATGTGTTCTGTCCTTAATCCAACAGGGTCAAAAGTGCCTTATTGCCAGCTTTGAGATGCGTCCAGAGATTACTTTGGCTCGTATGGCTAGGCAATCCACAGGTATGCGTATCCCTACCCCACTGTCCTTAGACATCTTTGACAAGTGGAAGAAAGACCACCTATACCTGCTTGACCACCACGGAATGATTGATGCTGAGCAGATGTTGGCTGTGTGCCGTTATGCCTCAGCTGAGCTGGGTGTTCAGCATATTGTGATTGATTCTTTAATGAAGTGTGTAAAAGGGGAGGATGACTTTAATGGGCAAAAAGATTTTGTTAACGCTCTGTGTTCGATTGCTCAGGATACGGGGATGCATATCCATTTGGTTCATCACATGCGAAAAGGCTCTGACGAAAAGCATTTGCCAGGCAAGTTTGACCTCAAAGGGTCTGGTTCGATTTCAGACCAAGTTGATAATGTTTTTATTGTCTGGCGTAACAAGGGTAAGGCGGTGGAACGACAGGAAAATGGAACGACTGATGAAACAGTGGCAGACGCTTTCTTGATATGTGAGAAACAGCGTAATGGGGAGTGGGAAGGTCGTATGCCCCTCTGGTTTGAGGGCGACAGCCAGCAATATGTAGGGGAAATGCATGGACGAATCCAACTTTACTTACAGTGAAGAGTATCGCCATCAGTGCGAAGTTAGATTTATTTTGAACGAAAGACGATTGAGAGGAAAAGAATGGCTAAGACAATTTCTAAACCAAAAAGCAGTCCAAAAAAGAAGAGCGAAGCTGGAGAAGGACATCTGGGAACAGTGGAGCAAGGGGAACAGGGGGGAAGTCCCGAACCTGTGGTTGTAGAACCATATGAAAAAACTATTGATGAGCTACGCTTGGAAGGTGAAGACTATCACCTGACCTCCATGATTTACGGGGATGTACCTGTAAGGGAAGCTCGCCCATCTGATGTATTGCCAGAGGCAGATGGCAGATTGATAGATGTAAAAGACCCCTTACAGCTGTTTGTAAACATGTACCAGCCTAGCGAAGTGGTTACCAAAAACCGCTTCCGTGAGTTGTTATTAACCGTTTTAAATGATTGGAAAAACAATGACTGACATGAGCGATTTTCAGAAACAATTCCTAGCTAAAGGGGTAGGTAACCAGCTGTTTACTCAAGAGGAGTTTGACAATGAACTTGCCTTGGCAAAGGCTGAAATCATGACTATGGCTATTGAAGCGTCCCGTACAGCAGTCATGATGGAGCGTGAGTATTGTGCTGTTCTGGTCGATAAGATGGCTGATGACGAAGAGGAAGGGGAGACTTGTACCGCTATTCGTAATGTGGCTGAAGCTATCCGTAATCGCATTCCAAGCCAAGTCAAGCAATGATAGAAGTCACTTTGCCATTCCCTCCGTCTGTCAATACTTACTGGCGGACATTCAGGGGTCGCATGATTATCTCAGCCAAGGGCAGGGAGTATCGGGAGGTTGTTGAGCACATGTTCGGATACTTGCCCATGGTTGAGCCAATTGAGGGAGCGGTATCCGTGGATATTCTGGCTTACCGCCCAGACAAAAGGCGCAGAGATTTGGACAATCTTTTTAAAGCGCCCTTGGATGCCTTGACCTATGCAGGAATCTGGAAGGATGACTCCCAGATAACCGACCTACGCATCCGCTGGGCTAACGAAATTGGCGGAATGCTAAAGGTCACCATAACCGAGAAGGAAAAATGAAAAAATACCCACCAACCACACCTGAGAACATCAATCCTTATCAGGCTATGGATTTCTTGCGTGACAACGCAGACGAGGCTGGCAGACTGAAGGGTGAGGTTTATGTCCTTACTGAGATGAAAAAAGCCGTCAAAGCGAGGCTTATGAATTTGGCTATAGATGCCAAGACAGAAGCTGCCAAGGAAAGGTTTGCTGATTCACATGAAGAGCTTGAGGCTCATATCCGCAAAACTGGGCAATCTATCGCTGAATTTGAAACCTTGCGTTTATTAATCTCAGCCTCTGAAGCTAAGCTTGAAGCTTGGCGTTCCCTTGAAGCATCAGCCCGTAACGAAATGAGGTTATCCCAATGATTGATTACTCCCAAAGCATTATTGACATCCGTAGAGCCCTGCTGAAGTTTGAGCATTACACCAACAAAAGACAGTGGCAAGAGGCTAAAAGTGAAGTTCTTAAAATTAAGTCATCTACTCTTATTTTGAAAAAGATTCTGGATGAACATGTATCGAAATGACAAGCTCCTACGGGCGGTAGCTCAGCTCCCCTGTATGCATTGCGGTCTGGAGGGTTCTACCCAATCTGCCCACAGCAACCAGCTCAGGGACGGCAAGGGGCGTGGGCTCAAGGCTCATGACTATCGCATAGCTTCTTTATGCTTTCGATGCCATGCCGAGCTTGACCAAGGCAAGAACCTGTCCAAAGAGCAACGGGTCGAGTTGTGGGAGGAGGCTCACCGTAAGACTATAGGCAAACTATTTGAGGCTGGTTGGTTGGAAGTGCAGTCACATCCGTATTAGGGAAAGTCCTAGGTTTATTATTTGCACAACTGGATAATTTATGTTCAAATGTAGTTACTGCATAAGCAGTTAGACAACTAAAGGAGAATTAAATGTTAAGACTTGGAACTCAAACTGGTAGCGTTTTTAACCACATCGACAGCCGTTCTGTCCGTGGCGAGCCTGAGCCATTCGTTGGCATGGGTGCAACAGTTCT